TGCCAACGATTTTGCGTGCATCGCCGCAGCGCTTGGTCACGGTATAGACCTGCGTGCTGGCATCGTACTCAACGCCGTGCTTAGCGCGGCTCTTGGTCACGGCCTTGATGATGGCACTGCGGACATCGTCAGCCTTGACCTGCTTCATACCGACGCCGATCACCTTGATGGTGTAGGTGACTGGAGTCTCGACCTCGCCTTGCACTGCCGTCTCGTCGTCAATCCACATCTGCACGATGGCCTGAATCTCGCTGAACGTCACATCGCTCTGCGTGCCGACCCAGATGGCATCCTCGTGAATGCTGTCCATGATGATGCTGGCGACGGTGTAGGCGCCTGAAGTGATGACATTGGTCATACCCTCGTGAATCTCGTTGATCATGTCGATTACGTTCTCGTGGCGGATTACTGTTGGCTTGCTCATCGTCTCTGTCCTCTCTGTCTTATCAAACCTTATGTACTTATTATATATCACATGATATACAATGTCAAGCACTTTTTTGACCAATTTGACACCAATTTCAAAACTCGTCAAAATCTGCTACAATACTCTCGTAACGCTCGCTAACCTGTTTTAGCGGGGGTAACTAAAGCGGCACCAATCCCCCAGCGTATGAGACATGAGCGCTAGGGGGATTGGTGTGTTTGACGCACAAAAACACCGCACCCACGCTGGAGCAATTCAGCGTGGGTGCGGTGTGGTCCGTTTGCGTCAGGAGTGAGGTATGTGTAGAGCCAGAGCGTCACTATGGGACTAGCAACGAAAGTATTATATCATAGCTTTGGCCACGTTGTCACACCCCACGCAAAGCCGTTCATCATGTCTCGCAGTGCTTGGCGATACGTGCGCCACCGTGTCCGCTCATCGTCACTCAGCGGGGCATCGGGAAGCTGTGTCCAGTCGCAGTCGTACAGCCGATCGGTGCGAAGCTGGCGCACCCACTTCAGCGCCTCCGCCTCGCTGTACGGCGCCTCGACCACATCACCGCTCGGCGCATCGTAGGTAGTGCCGTACTCATCAGCGTAAAAATAGCGGAGCTCTTCAGGGACATAGATTTTAAACATCGACTTCTCCACTGAGCTGAACAATGTTGAGGATGGGGGATTCAGTAGCACTATTCTCGGCATTAAGGTTGATATTCACGTTGGCAGATGGCAATACGTTTATTTGCACGGTGTCGCTCTGTGCAAAGTGACGCATGAAAAGTGCTGATGAGCTACCGCGGTCAACATCACCAATTGCTGACATGAGCTGAACATTTACACCATTCACATTCAATCGATACAGTAGGTCATTGAGCGAGCCGTGCCCAAGCGCCACGCTAATCACATACCACCCCGTCGCCGGTATTGTGATGCTACTACCAGACCACGTAATTTGATAACCACGAATTTGACTTTGCCAGACAATGGTCGTGCCTGCCGTCGTTATCGCTTGCGCCGATGTACGGGTCAGCGTCAGCACGGCGCCCATCTCCTCTGCCGTCTCAATGTCGGCAATTTTGAGTTGATGCTGGATGACGGCGTTAAGGATTGTTGAGCGTGACACTGACGTTCTCCTGTCCTTCACTGGTGAACTCGAGGCCAACCTCGCTGACTTTTTGCGTTACTGACGTCGTGCGGTCGAGGATGGTCACGAGGTCGCCAATGAAATAATCTCTGCCGTAGCGAAGCGCCGCGTTTTGTAGAAGCGTGGTTGCGTACGTCACCCGCATCCGCGATTGTCTGCGTAACGCGATTTGACCGACTCGCTCAAGCCGCGCGGTCGTCGCCTTTTTTTCGTTGCGTGCATCAAGAAAAACCTCACGCAGTCCGAGCCCTGTAGGCAGTGATGACGGCCGTGTTGCGTAGCGCCGTGCCGTGCCTTCGCCAGTGCCACCGACCACGACGGCGGTAAAATCGGTGATGCGGTTGGTGTCTGCCGACAACTCGCCGATGGTGCCAAGTGGAACGGAGAGCTTCACCGTTGCCGTGCGATCGGTGCCGAGCTGACCGAGGTGCCATGCAAAAGTCCACGTCGCCGGAGCGGTGTAGCTCAAGCTGAAATCACCACCACCATCATCGGCAATTTTCTGCATAGCGCTCAGCAGATTTTGCCCAGCGACACCAATGCTCATGCTGGTGCCGGTGCCTGCGCTGGCTGATGTCGTCATGCCAGTGATGCGCCCATCGAGCAAACGACCATTCGCCGTGGTCGCTGACGCCCCGATGTTGTAGGTGAACAGCGTTTTAAGAATGGTCTCCGCTGGCGATGATCGAAACAAGGAGCGGTCAACCACGTTTGCCGGCCATGCGACGATGCGGTCGCCGAGCAGTGCTAGCATTCCCACCGCTGTCACCTGAAACGTAGTTTTGTCATTCTCAATGCGGGTGATGCGTCGCACGATGCCCGAGAACTCAATTGAGGCGCTGATGCCGGCGTCAACGTCTACACGGGTGATGGTGACGATGTCCGCCATGCTGAGCGAGTTGAGCACAAGCGAGTTGCTGTCATACACAAATTGCGCGATGTCCGGCGCGTTGACCGTGCGACTGATGACCAGGTTCAGATAGTCCTGCGATATCGCCTGCAGTGTGCCGGTCGAGGTGTAGAGGCTGATGGTGTACTGTGGTGCCATGTCGCCTCCTATATGCCGGTAAAGCGGTCATTAAAGTTAAACGTCGCAGCTGCGCCACTCACTGACGTGCCAGTAATGGCGATGACGTTGTTGCCCGGAATCAGTGACCACGTAGCGAGGTTTGACGCTGCTGTGACCTTGCTGATTTGACTGACGCCCGAGTTATCTACCACGGTTTTTACACCGTACGACAAATTAATGATGTAGAACGTGCTGGCACTGATAGTACCGGAGAACTCAATAAACTGCCCTGTAGTGGTGTTGGTAATCTTTGGGTTGGTGATGGCGCCCGAGATGTTGATATCGTACGGAAATACATTCCAATTGCCGGTAGTGGTGATGGTCTGCGTTCCGTTGATGTTGGCATTGAGGTATATTGCCTGCTGATTATTGGGGTCATACCACGTCGGGTCACTGGCGCGCAGTTGCACCACCGTGCGCACGTGGTAGGCGTTGGGGTCAACGTCAAACGCAAGACCGCCCAGCACCTTGACATTGATGCGCCGAGTTTTGGTCGTCGTGCCGTCGGTGCGGGTGACGGTGATGTAGGCATCGTCACCAGGGCGAAATATCTGCAGTAACTTCTCACGAATCTCATAGTGCTGATAGCGTGGCGACGCTGACGACGCGTTGACTACCATCAGTGGTAGTTGTAGCACCCTTGGGTCAAGGCGAAAATCAATGTCACTATCACCGTCCTGCAGTGGCCCGCGCGTCGTGATACGGTGCATTGGCGCTAAGCCGAAGCCTTGGTCGCCGAGGTACTGTATTGTCAGCCCCGTGGTCGCATCGAGTCCGCTGAGTGTGTACGTGGTTGATCGTGCCGTGTACGTTATCGTGTAGGTATCTGTCATGCTACACCGCTCCGCTGAGTAACTGCATGGCACGCAAATCTGCCATGATGCTTGACTCCGATTGTCTGGTATTGTACGTTGCTGATAGGTAGTAGTTCTGTACGGTCTGTGTCGTACCTGCCGATGCACCGCCGAGCGTCATGCCGATTGCGCCGTTGATTTCGGGCGACCCCTTGACAATTCCCGCCGCAATACCCTCACTGATGGAGGCGCCGACGTTGTCCGCAAAGAGCTTCGATGGTGAATTGGCATTAAGAAACTTCATCGCCGCTTCATAGGCGCTGTTGGCTGCGCCCTTCGCTGCATCAGCAATTTTACTAGCGCCGTCCGTGATGCCCTTGGCGATACCGGCGACGATGTCCGAGCCGATTTGCCCAGCAGAGTCAATAAATGTTTGAAACGCCGTCTTGACGCTGTCGATGCCGGTCTGCACCGCCGTCTTGATACCGTCCCACGCTTTGCTGATGACGGTTTTGATGTTGTTCCATGCACCGGTAAAGTCGCCATTCAGCACCATGATAACGCTGTTGAGTAGGCCGACGACAATGGGAATGACGAAGCTAATCACATTCATGATTTGCTTAAACACATAGTCAATCACTGGCCATAAAAACTCAAACGCAATTTTCAGTCCATCGAGCGCATAGGTCAGTGCAATGCTGATGACGTCGGCAAGCTCCTTGACGACTACGCCCACCGTAGCGAATAGCACTTGGAACTGCGCAAATGCGTTTTTTACTTCTGGGCTCTGCAGTGTCGTTGTGATGGCAGTGACAATCTCCATCGCAAAGCGTACAATGTCCGCCACGATCGGAGACAATACATTAATGACGGCTGTCAGCGTTGATTGTATCGTTGCCCACAGTCCGCCGAGGATGCCGATAATCATGTCAATGACCCCGGCAAGGCCTGAGGCGGCACCCGTAGCTTCGGGGCCGGTAAACGCACTAAAGAGGCCAATGGCAAGACCGGCGATAGCACTGAACAACGGTTGCGCCGTCATGATGGCGGCAATCACGGCGTTGAATCCGCCGGTTATCGCATCCCATGGTATCGCACTGCCAAAGCTTATAAAGCCGTTGACCACACCGCTGATTGATGTAATGATGTAGGTCCAATCGAGGCCGTTAATCCATGCGCCAATTGCGCTGGTAATCTGTGCGATTGCTGGCACAATGAATGACCGTGCCACGTTGGCAAGGCGTGTCAGCACTGGCAGCAATGCGTCACCAATGCTCCCCTTTGCGTCCTCAATGCCCTCACTAAGAATTGCCATTGAACCGGCGAAGGTTTCCGTAGCGGCCAAAGCACTACCACCGAACTGTACTTCCATTTCGCTTAAAATGAGGTTTTGTGCGCTGGCGACATCACCGGCCTCAACCATCGCCTCAACCATGGCAATCTGTGCACCGGTAAAGCTGACGCCCGATCGGCTGAGTGCGGACATGCCCTTAATGGGGTCATTGAGCGCCTTACCCATCATCATCGCAGCACTTGACACATCCATGCCGAGCGCTTGTGCCATGTCGAGTGATGCCTGCGTCGCACCGGCGAATTGCTCACCGGCAACTTTGGTAAAGGTTGCTAGGACATTCTGTGCACCGAGAATTTCATCATCGGCAAACAGCGACATGCCCTCAGCTGATGACATCGATCGGGCAAGTGCTTCCATCTCCTCGACCGTGTAGCCCGCAGCGCCACCGGTTGACTCAATCACTGCTTGAGTCTGTGCGAGGACGTTTTGGTAGTCCATTGAACCTTGCACAGCGCTGGTAAAAAAGTCGGTGACACCGCCAACAAGGCTTGAGCCAATGCTCCCAGCAAGACCAATGGCGCCTTCGCCGATGCTCTGCAAGGCGCCTCGGGCAATCTCTTTCATGCCGTCGAACTTACTGCCACTTTTCTCCGCAGTGTCGCCGACGTCCTTGATTGCCTGCTCTGCTTTTTTCGCCGCTGGCGTGACGTCGTCTTGGCCGGTAAAATTGACTACGACTGTTTCTGCCATTACTTGCGCTTCGCTTTCTGTCGTTTCTCTCTCACTTCATTCTCCACCTGAATCATGGCCATGTGCTGTCGGATGACAGACCACGGTGGCAAGTGCTGTGGTGGACAGTGGTAGACGTCACGACACATCTGCAGTTCTATGTACTCCAGCGGTGCGGGTTCCTGTGTCCACAGGTGGGCAAGCACCGCTGTTCTTAGTTTCCCATGTCGGCGGTCATCTCTTTGACAATGGCTTGGGCAATGGCCTTAAGATGCTTGGCTGGCAAATCAAGCACATCTATACCCTCGGGCAGGTCAAGACACTTCGCATAGATGGGCATTAGTGCGCTGATGTCAGACCCAGCGCTTTGGATTGCGATGACATCGCGGATGGTCAGCTTGTCGGCATTGACCGTGTACTGTGGTGTGGTCATAGTGATGGGCATCTCCTATGTAATCAGAAGGATCCATTTGGGCATCTCCGCGTTTAGCGGTATTGGTGGCTATGCGGTGGATGCCCGACACCGCACTGCCCGCTGACTAAGTCCAGGTGATGCCAGGTGCCATCACCGTGAGCGATGCGGTCACAGGGCCAGCGCTCGATGCGTCAACCGCTGGGAAGTCGATGCTCGTAATGTAGCCGGTGGCCAACGTCTCAACTTCGCTTCCGGTGGTGCCCTTCGGCTCCCACTTCACCTGCACGGCGTTTCCCGCCTTCCATGCGTCGTAGGCAGCCTCCCAAAGCTCCGCAGCAACCTCGGTGTAGAGGAAGTTGACGGTAACCTCAACCGGCTCCTCTTTGCCCAGCATGATGATGGCGTTGGCGCCGTCGAAGGTGTATGCACTGTCATTGACACGTGAGCCGGTGACGGCATCAACGCTCTGCGACTGTCCGCTGTAATCAACATATGAACCCGCTGCGACCTTGAGCCACACTGCGGCGGCTGATCCGGTAATAGCGCCTGTGGTCTGTGCCATGGTTTGCCTCCTATTGGATAATCTCTCGTATGGTCAACGTTGCCGTGACCACGTCATAAAATCGCCCCGATGCCTGCGGCCATTCCAGCACCTGCGCTCGCACGCCGAGTCCGGTCAGCGCCCATGCAACACCCTGCAGTGTCCGTGCGCTGTCGTGATACGACGCCATATACGTTTCAAGACCAGGTGCCACATCTTTCAGTCCGATGCCCATGCCCGCTGCCCGAATCAGTGCCACGTCGGTGATGGTCCACTCCGTCTGCATGACGTGTCCCGCACCACCGAGCGTTTGCACCGTCGTGCGTGATGACATCATGCCCACGGCACTGATAATCCGCACTGGCAGGTCAGCAACCTCGACATTGTCTTTCAGTGTGGAGCCTCGGTACACCGTGGTCACCCCGCTGACGGACATTACCTCAACGGCGTCTAAAATGGCGTCTATCTGACTACCCATTATGACCTCCGCACAAACGGACGCAACATCTCTTTGATGTCGCTCGGAATGCGTGGCGCAGTGAGCACAACGCCATCAGCACTAATCATGGCACGGTCGCTGTCCGGCGTGCCCTCACGTTGTCGGTACAGAAAGCCGGCGAGGCGAAGCGTTGCGGCGATGATGTCGTCAGGGACATCAAGGCTGTAACACCACTTCCCAGCTACCTGCACTGAGGCTTCGGGGCTGTCGGTGTACGTCCAGAAATAGCCCGATGATGACTTAATGCGAATCATGTTGGTCGGCACGGTGTTGAGTGGCAACAAGACCACTTGGTTACTTGGTATCGCTGTGCCGTCGCCGTTGGTGATGCTGGTGAGCTCTGCGAGGTCAGCGTCAAGGCGTAGCGTGTAGTCGTCAAGCAAATCGCCCCCACTCAGCTCGCGCAGTGGGGTGAAATAGTGCACGTGCGATGCGGCCGGGCCATGCGCCGCTTCGGGCTCAAAATGGCGATGACAATGCCGGTCGATCATCGCCTGCGCACGGTCAATCGCATCGCTCAGCAATGAATCATCGCTTGACGATGTGATATCGAGGTAGGCTTTGAGGTCTGCCGTTGTCGTGTACGCCATCTATAT